GACAGAACAGCATGGTTAAGCTCATTAGCTGCTAGTGAATGGCATAAAGATGAGATGGACAAGTGCTGGGATAGACTAAAAGGACAATTAGATGGCATTAACTAACTACACCACGTTTGTTGCAACAGTAGAAAGCTACTTAGCACGAACAGACTTGACAAGTGTTATACCTGACTTCGTTCAGATGGCACAGTTAAGAATGAGTCGTGATTTAAGAACAGAAAGAATGTTAAAGGTAGCAACTACTAGCCCAACTGATAACAAAGTAGCGTTCCCATCTGACTTCTTAGAGTTAAGAGAAATGCACTTTCAGGGTAACCCACCTATTTTGTTAGAGTTCCAAACACCTGACTTGTTCTTCCGTAATGGTCAAACAACATTATCAGGTCGTTCACATTACTTTACAATGTTAGGCACAGAGTTTCAGTTTGCACCTACTCAAGATACAGATTACACCATTCAAATTTTATATTATGCTCAACCTACATTTATCTCTAGCACAACATCTAGTAACTTGTTCTTAGCATACTACCCAGACGCTTTACTTTACGCCACATTAGCAGAAGCAGAACCATATCTTATGAATGACCCTAGAGTAACAACATGGTCATCATTATACGATAGAGCCATTGCTAATATTAAGACAAGCGACTTAGGTCAAACATACGCATACACCACATTAAACGTAACACCACGATAAGGAAAATATTATGGCAGAAATGAGTAATTTTTTAGAGAATGCACTTATTAATGCAACTCTACGAGCAACAACATATACATCCGTAGCAACAGTTTATGTATCACTATGGACTTCAGACCCTACAGACGCAGGTAGTGGAACAGAAGTATCTGGTGGTTCATACGCTAGAACAGCAGTTACATTTGGCGCACCATCTAACGGTGTAACTACAAATGATGCTGACGTTACATTCCCAACAGCAACAGCTTCATGGGGTGTAGTAGGTTGGATTGGTATTAATGATGCTTCTACAGGTGGTAACTTACTTTACCATTCACCTTTAGATACATCTAAAACAATTGACTCTGGTGATATCTTTAAGATTTCAACAGGCAACCTTTCAGTTACATTAGCGTAAGGATAACTTATGGCTCTCGTAGTCAAAGACCGCGTCCAAGAAACGTCTACCACCACAGGCACAGGTACGTTTACGCTTGCTGGTGCAGTATCTGGCTTCCAATCATTCTCTGCAATAGGTGATGGTAATACTACTTATTACGCTATTGTATTAGGTTCAGAATGGGAAGTAGGTCTAGGTACTTATACATCTTCAGGCACTACTTTATCTCGTGATACCATATTAGAGTCTAGTAATGGTGGCACAGCAGTAAACTTTAGTGCAGGTACAAAGAATGTATTTGTAACTTATCCTGCTGAAGAAGCTGTTTACCAAGATGCTAATGGTGATGCTTATGCTCCACAGTTTGCTGCATCTAACGGACTTAATGTTAATAACGGAACTATAGGTACATCTTACACATTCCCTACAGGATATAATTCTGTAGAAGCTGGGGATATTACAATTTCTGGTGGTGTTACAGTTACAGTTCCAAGTACATCAAGATGGGTGATAGTATGAGTACAATTATAAATGCAACTACCACCAATGGCGTTGTGATACAGCCTGATAATAGTGGCTCATTAGTATTACAAACTAATAGCGGTACTACAGCTCTTACTATAGATACATCACAAAGAGCAGCCTTTGTAGCAGGAACAGCAGCATTACCAGCTATTACTACAACGGGTGATACTAACACAGGTATCTTTTTCTCTGCTGCTGATACTATAGACTTTGCTGAAGGCGGTGCTGCTGTTGGTCAATTTGACTCATCTGCTAACTTTAAATTTAACTCTGGTTATGGTTCAGTAGCAACAGCATACGGATGTCGTGCATGGGTAAACTTTAATGGTACAGGCACAGTAGCAATTAGAGCTAGTGGTAATGTCACAAGTATTACAGATAATGGCACAGGTGACTACACAGTCAACTTCACTACTGCAATGCCAGATGCTAATTATGCAGCAACAACAAACACACACGGTGCATCTATTTCTGATTATGCCACGACTACTATTGCGCCATCTGATACAGCTCCAACAGCAAGTGCTCTACGAGTAGCAACAAGGTCTACGGCTGGCACTCGCTTTGATTCTGCCTACGTTTTTGTAGCAGTATTCAGATAAGGATAAAAAATGAACCAACGTATAATATATCAAAATGACGAAGGCGGAATTAGCATTATAGTTCCAGCAGAAGAATGTGGTTTAACTATAGAAGAAATTGCTGCTAAAGACGTACCACAAGGTAAAGAATATCATATTGTAGATGTATCAGATATCCCAGAAGACAGAACATTTAGGAACGCATGGACATGGCAATAATTGTTGACATAAACAAAGCTAAAGATATTACTAAAGACAGACTTCGTGCTGAACGTAAACCTTTACTAGAAGCTCAAGATGTATTGTTTCAACGTGCTTTAGAGTCAAGTGCAGATACAAGTGCTATTGTTGCAGAGAAACAAAGACTTCGTGATATTACTGTATTGGTAGATACAGCAAATACAATAGAAGAGCTAAAAGTATTGGAAGTTAAATAATGGCTAACCTTATACTTAACGGTTCTACATCTGGTAGCGTTACATTATCCTCTCCAGCAGTATCAGGCACAACTACGCTAACGCTACCCACTACAAGTGGGACTGTGTTGACAAATGGTACTAATACTAACTTTCCTGCAGGAAGTGTGTTGCAAGTGGTACAAGGAACTTTAACAACACAGGCATCTTCAAGTTCTTCAACTATGGCAGATTCAGGAATTACCGCTTCTATTACGCCAAAAAGTTCAAGTAATAAAATTCTTGTTATTGCTCAATTAAATGGTTGTGGAAAGCAAACTGGAAATACTTATATTAGAGCAAAATTAGTTAGAGGTGCTACAGATATTCAAATTCTAGAAGCATTAGCTGGTTATGATAACTCAACTGGATTTAATTGGATTGGCTCTATATCTTCAACTTATTTAGATTCTCCAGCAACAACATCTAGCACAACTTATAAAATTCAATTTGCATCTGCTGAAAATGTAGCAGCAGTTTATATAAATGGAAATTCAGGTGGATTTCTCCCAGTATCAACAATAACTTTATTGGAGATTTCAGCATAATGGACAAACATTCAGCTATATATAAACTTTATCCTAATGTAGTCACTATTCGTGGTGATGTTGCATACGATAAAGACGAACAAGAAGTAACCTATGACAACAATGCTGTAGAAGCTCTTATGGCATCAGAAGCATACAAGGCTAAACGTGCAGCAGAGTATCCATCATATACAGACTACCTAGATGGTATTGTCAAAGGTGACAACTCACAAGTACAAGCATATATAGACGCTTGTCTAGCAGTTAAAGCTAAATATCCTAAAGGAGCAGTATAATGCCTGTTGTAATTTCTGGAACAGACGGAATAACTAATGCCTCATGGACAACTGTTGGTAGACCTGCAAGTCCTGTTACTGGGCAAATGGGATATAACTCTACCACAAATTTAATTGAAATTTATACAGGCACACAATGGCAAGCTATTGGTGACCAAACTGGTTTGTATTCAGCAGACTTTGTTGTCGTTGCTGGAGGTGGTGCGGGTGGTCCTGCTATTTCTGGTTCATTACGTTCTGGTGCTGGGGGTGGAGCAGGGGGATTTAGAACATCAGCAGGAACATCTGGCGGAGGTGCATCTGCAGAGTCAGCTTTAACACTTAACGCAGGAACATCTTATACAATTACAATTGGAGCTGGCGGTCCAGGCTCTAGCGCTTCTAGTGGTTCTGATAGTGTGTTTTCAACTATTACTTCTACTGGAGGTGGAGCAGGCGGAGACCTTGGAACTGCTGGAAAAAATGGTGGTTCAGGTGGTGGTGGTGGCTCTGGTAGCGGATTTACTACAGCAGGCACAGGCACTTCTGGTCAAGGATATGCTGGTGGCGCAGGCACAGCCGTAAGCCCATTTAGAGGTGGTGGTGGAGGTGGAGCTAGTGCTGTTGGTACTGCTGGTACTAGCACTCCTAATGGCGGTAATGGTGTAGCAACAACTATTTCAGGTTCATCAGTAACATACGCAGGTGGTGGTGGTGGTGGAGGTAGTAGTTTACCTACTGCTGCTGGTTCAGGAGGTACAGGTGGTGGTGGAGGAGGAAGCACCACAACATCTGGTACTAATGGAACTGCAAATACAGGAGGAGGAGGAGGTGGAGCTGCTGGTGGAGTTACTGCAAACGGAGGAAATGGTGGTTCAGGAATTGTTATTATTAGAGTGCCAACTGCAAAATATTCAGGCACAACTACAGGTTCACCTACTGTAACTACTAGCGGTTCAAACACAATTCTTACTTACACAACATCAGGCACATACACAGCATAAGGAATAAATATGGCACATTTTGCAAAAGTTTGTGACGGTAAAGTAGTACAAGTCATAGTAGCAGAACAAGAATTCTTTGATACATTTGTAGACTCTAGTCCTGGCACTTGGTTACAAACATCATATAACACATATGGTAATCAACACCCAGAAGGTAGACCTTTAAGAGGTAACTACGCTGGTATTGGTTACAATTATGACGCTACTAATGACGTATTCTACGCACCACAACCTTATCCATCATGGATATTAAACAATACAACATGGTTATGGGAAGCACCTGTAGCA